TTGAAGAATCATTCAAAGGAATAATAAAAGGAACAATGACAGTACAAGAGGCATTTAGAAGTATGTTAAATCGTATTGCAGATCATTTTTTTGATACTGCTGCAAAAATAGCTGCTACACAAATACAAAAAGGATTTTTAGGTCTTTTTAGTGGGATGTTTAATTTTGGAACTACTAGTAGAGCCGATCAGTTTTTAGGTGGAGTTGCAAATCCTTTTGGAGGTGGTTCTAGTGGTATATCTTTTGGCTCTGCAAATTTAGGACTTTTAAACTTTGCTAATGGTGGTAGACCACCCGTAGGCAGAGCTTCAATAGTAGGAGAACGTGGACCAGAGTTATTTGTGCCTGATAGGACAGGAACTATCATTCCAAATAATCAGTTAGGTGGAATGGGTGGTTCTACAAGTATTGTCATAAACGTAGATGCTTCTGGTTCGTCTGTCGAGGGTGATGAAGGACAGGCAAATAACCTTGGCAATGCCTTGGCAACAGCTATACAAGCTGAATTAATTAACCAGAAACGTGCTGGTGGTCTTTTATCTAATCAATAACTATGGCATCTTTTCCAACAACTGTTCAACCTGCTTACGGTTTTAAAAAACAAAACAGACCAAATGTAATAACTGTTAAATTCGCTGATGGATTTCAACAGCGTCAACTTATAGGTATCGCAGCCCATCAAAATCCAAAAGTATTGAATTTAGTTTTTAACGTATCTGAAACAGAAAGTGATGAAATTGAATACTTCTTAAATGAAAGAGCTTTAGATCAAGCATCATTTACTTTTACACCTCCAAACGAAACATCAGTAAAAACAGGAACATATAGTCAAAGTGGTACTACGATAACTGTGACGGTTACAGCACATCAACTGTTTGCTAATGATTCCATATCCATAGATTTCACATCTGGATCAGCTTCCGATGCTTCTTTCTCTGTTGTTTCACTTACTAATGCAAATACTTTTGTTGTAACAGCCAGTGCAAGTGCAACGACATCTGGTAACTGCACTGTTACAAAAACAGGTTCTTCTCAATTTATTTGTAAAAATTGGTCAAAATCAATTCCATACAATAACAGAGCTACAATAAATGCAACATTTGAAGAGGTGTTTGAACCATAATGGCAATACCTACCGAAGAATTACAAAAAGCTAATCCCAGTGCAAAGATTGAACTCTTTGAAATTCATCTTGACTCTGCTTTACATGGAAGCACGGATGTCTCCCGATTCCATAACGGTATCAATATGAATACAACTTTCAATGTTGTTTTTCAGGGTAATACTTACACAAGAATACCTATAGAAGCGAATGGATTTGAGTATTCAATAGCAAGAAAAACAAGACCTAGACCAACTATCAGAATAAGTAATTTACTGTCACAGGTTTCAGCATTAATGGTACAGGCAAATTTGACAACACCAAAAAATGATCTAAATGGTGCAAAATTTAAAAGAATTGTTACTTTACTTAAATTTATAGATAATGCAAATTTTGAATCTGGAGTAAACCCTTTCGGTACACCAGCTAACAACACCTATGAGAATCAGACTTTCTTTATAGATAGAAAAACTGTAGAGAGTAAAAACTTTGTAGAGTTTGAGTGTGCTTCCGCATTAGACTTGCAAAACCGATCTGCACCAAAGAGAATAATAACAAGAAAAGAATTTCCTTCAGTTGGTACGTTTGCATGAACAGTTGGCAGAAAAAAGCACTTCAACACGCTAAAGATGTTTTACCTAATGAAAGTTGTGGTTTAGTGGTTGAAATAGATAATAAAGAAGAGTATTTTCCCTGTAATAATGTTGCCGTAGAGGGTGTTAATAGCTTTACTATTGATCCAGAAGATTGGGTAAAAGCAGAGGATAGTGGAACAGTCTTACATATTTGTCATTCTCACCCGAACGGTGATCTCACAGCCTCAGAAGAGGATATTCAAAGCTGTAATTATATCGGGTTATCTTGGTTTATTTTCGATCCACTCAATGATGAAGTTCAGGAATTGAAACCTGAAGTATTAAAACCTTTACTTCATAAAAATAAATTCGTAGATCGAGAAAGGAGAGAAGATGAACAGGGATTACGTAAAATTAAAGTTTATGGAAGATTGGCTGAATTATTAGGTTGGCATGTTAATTATGCAGATGTAAAAAATATAAAAGATGTTTATAAATATTTTAAGTCTAATAATCCTAATATTGAAAAATACTTAAATACAGAATATAACATTATTAAATTCAACAATAATCCGATTCAAAGTATTGAAGAAATGACAATGGATAGCGAAGGAGATATAACAATAATCCCAGTAGTTTCTGGTGCTTTTTGGTGGTTTGTTGCTCCTCTCCTCATTGGAGGAGGTGCAGCCGTAGCTGCTATTGGTACTTCAGTTGCGATAGCTATTGGTTCTGCCCTGATAAGTGTGGGTGTTGGTATGGCAGTTCAAGGAGTAACGAATATGTTATTTCCTCAACAGCAACCAGATATAGGTGACATTCAAGGTATAGGTGAAACAGATACACGAATGAACTATTCTTTTAGTGGTATTCAAAATGTAAGTCGTAGTGGTGTCTGTATTCCTCTAATTTATGGAGAGGTATTTACGGGTTCTATTGTGGTCTCATCTGGTACTGATACCGCTCCTGTATTTAAAGATTAATTATGACTATTCCAAGTGATATTAATGATGCAAAAAGTTTAAGATTTAAAAAGCTTGATGTAGAAGGTCAATTAAATATAAGATATTACGATTCTGAGATGAAAGATGGCGAGATCGGTTCTCGTCAATTTGTTACTTTATTAGATGTTATTTCCGAAGGAGAAATAGAAGGCTTTCCATCCGCCATAGATGCATCACTTACACAGGGAACAAATGATTACAATATCTGTGCTCTAAAAGATGTTTTTCTTAATAACACACAAGTATTAAAACAGTCTGCACCAAATACGAATCCTGATGATAGTGATTTTAATTTTGGAACGTCAGATTCAAATAGGCCAAGATTCATACCTCGTTTTGGAACACCTAGTCAAACAAGAATACCAGGTTTAAAAGAAACAGAAAGAGATAAAAGCATCGGAGTTACAGTCACAGTTGCAAGTCCACAAACTGTAACTATAACAGATACATCTACCGAGGGAATAAGAGTTACTATTGGATTCCCAAGATTAACAAAAGTTGAAGATGATGGAAGTATCTCTGGAACTACTGTTAAATACAATATAAAAGTAAAAAATGCATCTAATACTTTATTAAGAGAAGTAGTTTCTACAGCAAGTCAAACTGATACGGAAAAACAAGTACGAGGTGGCGTGGTCACTGGTAAAAGCACATCACCATATTTCAAAGATCATATTTTATTTCTTCCTGACGATATAGAAAATTCTGATTTTCCTCTTACTGTTACTGTTACCAGAGAGACAGCAGATAGTACCGATGCTTTATTAATAAATGCCTTTGAACTAACTTCGATCACAGAGTTAATATTTGATCCATCTACTTTTGCTAATACTGCTCTTAGTGCTGTGCGTTTTGATGCTGAAGTGTTTAGGTCTATTCCAAGACGGATGTATAGAATACGAGGTAGAAAAGTTCAAATACCACATAATTCAACGGTTAGATCAGATGGAAGTTTAAGTTTTAGTGGCGATTTCAATGGATCTCTTAAAGCTTCAAAGGAATATTGTAGTGATCCAGCTTGGGTTCTTTATGACTTACTTTCAGAATCAAGAGCAGGATTTGGTGATTTTGTAGCAGAAACAGAAATAGATAAATTTGCTTTTTATGATGCTTCTGTTTATAACTCTGAGCTTATTGATAATGGCCGAGGAGGGAATGGCCCTAGATTTAGTTGCAATATTGTAATTCAGAAAAGCACTTCTGCTTATACTTTGCTTGATCGAATTGCATCAATAATGAGAGCTAGTTTATTTTTAGAAGATGGGAAAATAACTCTTACGCAAGATAGACCTACTACGAGTACATATTTCTTTTCATATTCAAACGTGACAGAAGATGGATTTATTTACACAGGAGCTAGTCAAAGAACTAAAGATACAGTTATCAATGTTAAATACTTCAGTAACGAAACAAGAACATTTGAATATGAGACTGTTGAAGATACTGCTGCTAATCAGTCCAAATATGGTGTTGTTGTAAAAAACATAGAAGCAATTGGATGTAGCGATCAGGCACAGGCTCGAAGAATGGGTTTATGGCATCTGTTTACACAAAACAATGAAACAGAAACAGTATCTTTTTCAACAGATGCTTCTGCTGGTTCTTTAATTAGACCCTCGCAAGTAATAACGATCCAAGACCCTGTCAGAAGTGGTTTAAGAAGATCAGGAAGAATAAAAGCTGCTACAACAACTGAGATTACTGTAGATAATACTAAAGATTTACCAACTGAAGCAGAGACAGGAGATCAACTATCAGTAATTCTTACCGATGGATCGTTAGAAACAAAAACAATATCAACCATACTTGGATCTGTAATAACAGTTTCTAGTGCTTTTAGTTCTGCTCCTCAAGTTTTCAGTAATTGGTTACTTCAAAGAGCCACTACAGAGACAGAAGATTTTAGAGTTTTATCAGTATCAGAAGAAAATAATTTATTCACAATAACAGCAATGTTTCATAATTCAGATAAGTATGCTTTTGTTGAAGATGGTGCTTCCGTCACTGTGCCTGTAATAACAAATCTTGTTGATTTGAAGCCTTCTCCAAGTAACTTGACGGCAGAAGAACTTATTGTTGTTTTAGGAGATAGAGCAGTTAGTAAAATAATTTTAAGTTGGCAGCCAGTATCAGGTGTCTCACAGTATTCAGTAAAGCATAAATTGAATAATGGGAGTTTTCAGACAACTATTGTTCAAAGTCCTATTTTTGAAATTTTTGATTCAGAGTTAGGAACTTATGAATTTGAAGTATTTAGTTATAATGCTTTATTTGAACCAAGTGTTGAACCCTCTCCTTTTACTTTTATAGCCAAAGGTAAAACTGCTGTACCTGCTGATGTTACAGGTTTACTTGTAGAACCAGTATCAGATCAACTATTAAGATTACGTTTTAATCAATCAACAGATGTTGATGTACTGCATGGAGGAAACGTAGTTGTAAGACACAGTAATTTAACTAACGGTAATGGTACTTTTACAAATTCTGTTGACATTATTCCTAGATTACCTGGATCTGTTAGTGAAACACTTGTTCCAGCAATTGATGGTGAGTATATTTTAAAATTTAGAGATGATGGCGGCAGATTAAGTTCTGGAGAAGCATCAGTTGTAGTAACAAATCCTGATCCTTTACCTAAATTAGTTACTTTTACAGATAGAGAAGATACAGATTCACCTCCTTTTGGAGGTACAAAAGTAGATTGTTTTTTCAGTGAAGACGTTAATGGTCTTGTTCTTGGATCATTAGAAACATTAGATGATGTAACAGATTTTGATGCTATCGCTGATTTTGATTTCTTGGGTGCTGTTGATATTACAGGTGGTAGTTATGATTTTGCAAATATTTTAGATTTAGGTTCTGTTCATCCCTTAAGACTTACACGACATTTCGTAACACAAGGTTTTTATCCTAACGATTTAATTGATAAAAGGACAGCAAATATTGATACATGGACTGATTTTGATTCAGCTACAGCATTTGACGTAAATGCAAAATTATTAGTGGCAACTACAACTGCCGCACCTGGTAATGGTTCTAGTTATCAAGATAGTGACTTTATAGGTAAGACATTTAAT